GCCGATGAACCAACGCCCGATGATGATTCCCCATCTGTACGCCTGTATTTTTCCGGGCTTTCGGGTAGTATTGGCGGGTCTTTTTTTTTTAATGGCTCATTGATAGGCTTTGCAGGACCAACTGCATATTGCTTGAGAAACTCGTCCTTTGACTTACTAAAAAGACCATCACGGGTAACAACCCCATATACTTTATCTTGGTATGAAGTGTCCTTAAACTGTTTTTGAAACTCTTCAAAAGACTTGCTATAATAGCCGCCACCTACAAGAGACTCATATAGGCTTCTCAATTCATCCATACTACAAAGTTATACTTTAAAGTTATACTTTTTCATTTAATCTAATTCAAGTTCTAAGAAACCTGCTGCAAATGCCTGTCTCACTCTGTCTTCAGACAAGCGCCCCTGAATCCAACCAAGCATTTCTTTTAATATTTGTTGACTTTCTGTAGTTCCCTTGTTTACAGAGAATCGTTTTTCATCTTTGTTTGGTGCAACAATGGTAATAATATCACCCCGACCTTCTTTCGTTGCTTCAAACCCAAGTGGTCCAATTATCGCATTGATATCAGAAAGTGCAACATCTTGTTTTTGGTTTAACGTCTCAGCAGTCAAACTGTTACTGAGATAATTCACTGCTTGTCTCTGCGGTGTTACTGCTGTAGTTCTTGTGCCGGTAACCTTTCTTGAACGCTCTCCTAATCCAAGTGACAAATCTCCACCATCACGATACCCGCCACGTTGAAGTGCGGTATTTATATCTACCTGACCTGCCAATAATGGACCTGCACCCATGATAAACATCTCCAAAGTTTTTGGCGTTCCATCGTCATTTGTGAATGAAATATCCCTTGATGTCCCATCTTTAAAGAAAATAGTAACACCATTATCATCTCGAACTGTTTCTTTCGCATTTGGTATGGAGTCACGGAAATATTCAAGAGAAGCGTCAACATCTGCCCCTGTTTTGCCATAATACAATGTACCAATCATGTTAATAATTTCTGTAGCAGCCTTGTCTTCTCTACCTGCTTCGAACTGCCACTGCTGCATCGGATATGGTTGAGGCTCTGACGATACACCAACGCTTGTCGTTCTGTCAAGAGCAATACGTGTCTGTGCACGAAGGAACTTAGTAGCCACTTTTGTTTGCTCCTCAGTAAACTTTGGCACAGGCATCCCCGTACCATTGTCCTCCAACAATATATACTTTGAACTTGTCTTTGCCAACTCAGCGTCAAATGTTGGAATGTAAGCCTCTCCTGTCTCGGGAACTTTGTCAATTGCGTCAGTGAGAAGACTAAGTTGATTGTATGGATTTGCCAACTGAGACTTGATGCTATTAGCCTCCCACTCTTGATAAGCCGTTATCGTTTGCTTCTCTTCATCACTCAGTCTGTCCCTCATCGTTGGGTCTAACACCTCTTTCACACTTACCATCTTATGCACACCCGCTACCTTCCTTACGTCAGCAGTTTGATATTCACCTAAAGAAGAAACCATTCTGTCAACATCAGCAACATAGTTGTACTTATCCAACCTAACATTCATACGATTGCGTAGTTGGTTTATGGTAACAAACTTATCAGGGTCTGTCTCCATCACCATCACCTCTTTGCCATCAATGACTTTCTTTGTCATCATACCAAGGCTGACACTATAGTTTGTCGGATTGATATATGCTTTGGTGTTCTTGAAATTGCTAAGACCCTGAACCTGCTCCATTAACCAAGCCTCTGTCTCTTGAGATATCCCACCTTCATATCGGCTCATAGTCTCTGCTGCTTTGCCCTGATACTCTTTTGCTACTTGGAACATTTGATTTGTTCCATCATTCAAGTTCTGACGCATCGCTGTATAGTCCTTTACCTTTAAAAGACCACCACGAAGAAGCCTGTCCTGTAGCAAACGAGCCTGAGACGCATCTGCTGCATAGCCCAATATCCACTCATTTGCGGATTGAAAATCTCCGGTAGGAGCATTTGCTAATGTTTCACCAAATTCTCTTGAGGCTTCATCAATCGCTTCTTTCTTTTCTTCACGTATACGATTCTCCTCTTGGAGCATATCGACTACGTTCTTGCCTACCTCAGCCCAATTTATCTGAGTGTCTACATTGCGTTCTGCGTATTTATAAAATGTCCCTGCCATATCTTATTAATAAAAGAATGGATTCATAAATTGTGAAGTCTTACTGTATTGCTGCTGAAACATTGGGTTCATAAAAAGCATCTGACGTTGTTCAGGCTTTAATGCTCTTAAGAATCGATTATACTGCTGCTTGTTCATCTGACCAATAACTTCAAAATCTAAGTTGGTAAAACCACCCTGCCCTGCGGGTCCAAAAGGAGAACCTGTATATTCGGGCACATTACCAAACGCTTTAGACTGCTCATTGGTCATACTTGCACCACCCATTGCTGAAATCTCAGCAGGTTTATTACGAGCGTATAATGGAGCCATTGCAGCAACCTGCTGCCCCATATTAACGATTCCTTGAACCCCCTGTTGTGTGGCAATGTTTCCTGCCTCAGCAGCTTGTGCAGCAGCCATCTGTGCACCCTCTACTTCAGCAAGGTCCAATTGAACACCAACGTCCCGAAGACGTGACTCTTCCTGTGCAGACAGTTTTTCAAGACCAAGCATCTCCTGACCCATTGCTGCTGCAATGTCACGCTGACCTTGTTGTTGTGCCATCTGAACACGACCCGCAGTTGCTGCTGCTCCACGCTCACTCTCAGTACCTGCTGCAATTGCTTGTGCTCCGGCAGAAATCAAAGCCTCACGCTCTAATTCATACGGCTCTTTTTGAATAGCCAATTGGTCGTAATAGTTGACCTCAAGTTTTTCACGAGCCTCAGACATCATCTGTGCTGCTTTATCCTCTGCGTCACGCTGAAACCTACGTTGTTTACGTGCCTGAGCGAAAGACATTCCTGTTGTTGTTGCAGTTGCTGCCAAACCAATTCCTGCTGCTATAGTTGTAAATACTGCCATCTTAAAATGCTTTTATCATTTCTGTTGTGTACTTATCCCCCTCAATATAGCCAAGCATTTTGTATGTACTCAAAAGACCCTTGTGCTTAATCAAGGCGTATGAATATTTATGCCCCGTGTTCTTTGCTATATTGGTGAGTGTCTCAACGAGTAACCCTATAGCCTGTTGACGATGAGGTTTTTTCTTATACTCTTTGTTAGAAACCACCCAATCAACCCAAGCCACTCCACTGTTTGTGGCATAAAGAAACCCGGCACAAATCGGAACAGTGTCTTCAAAGACACAAATCCCACCCTTCCCGTTCTCGGGTAAGAAGTCTTTTTGTGGAGGCTCCCACCCCCAAGACTCCCACCACCCTACGAGAAAGTCGTCATAGTCGGTTTCTTTAAGTGGCTCGATTCTAAATTCCATATACTACAAAGATACTTACTTTTTTTATGGATAACTTTTCATTAGGTCAGACTCTACTGCAAACAGTTCTGTTTTGTCCGTATTGTTGTTCTCGATAGTGAATACACAATAGTGACCCAACACCCCGTGAGACTCAGCCACAGAGTTCTTGATGTACAAATAGTACGCATCCGGAATAGTCGGCAAAGACCCGAGGGGGACTGTGGTGTCTACCACAATATAGTTGTCCCCGGCAGGGTAGTTCTGAACAATGTTTATAACCTCACCAATAAACACCGGAGTGGTATATGGTGGGGCTGCATTATACAGATTGTCCCCAATACTCAGGATGCTACCAATTGAAACCAATGGCGAAATCGAGAAGTTTATAATCACTGCTGCCGGGTTGGTGGTGTCTATCGTAGCACTGCCACCAATCCCGTTCAAAGACCTCAACGGATACTCCTGCCCGGGGTTTGCCGGAATTGTTCCTGAGTTACGCACAAACGCATACCAAGAAGCCTCTTTTCTTTCAAACCAACCCCTGTCAATAAACCCTGTAGCCTGAATGTCAGTAACCATAGTGGCTTCCCAAGCGTGGTCACTTTCCAAGTTCAGTGTCTTAAAAAGTTTGTTGTCTAATGGAGCGTCATTAAATACGCTCTGCATACGAGAGTTATACTGAACACCGTAGAAGTTATTTCTTATTGGGTTTACATTATGACGATACAAGTTCCCACCGTTGAACGTGTAGAAGAACTGATTCATCCCAATCATCCAATCAGGATAATAGGAGAAGAAGGATGTCCATCCTTCTACCCCATCATCATATGTAAGTGTATAATTAGCCATATCTGTTTTTTAGCAAGTACAACTTTTAAATGTTACGGTTGACATACTCCGAACCCAATAACAACACCATTGGCATCAACCTGCACATAGTCGTAAGCCGTGCTCATTGAGCCCGTATTGTAGTATCCTGCTGATAAAGGGAACTCACCATTCGGGTCTGCAAATACCATATCGTATAGGGCAAGAACGCCACCACTACCATTAACGTGAACATAGTAGTAGGTTGTACTGTTGGCCAACAGACAAGCCTCTGAATCCGTTTCAGCAAGTAGACTGCCAAACCAAGTAGGCAATTCTTCAGGGCATTCGATTTCAATATCGAATCCTGTGCCGGGGCAAAGACCAATCACTTGGCTGCTCAATACCGTATATGCGTTAGATGACTTTGGGATAACCATAGTACAAATCCCCGGAGAGGTTGCGGTGAATTGCAATTGACCTGAAACAACATTGACAGTTGTCGTAGTGCCAAGGTTTACAAACCCGGTCGCTTGATATTCAAACTCATCAACCCCTGTATATGGGGAACCTGCCAATATACCACAATCACTTGCAGTCTCTCCAACATATGTAGGTATTCCAAGAGTCCCCTGCAACCAACCATAGTTTTGTGATGACATCCCATTATATGTATTCGGACCAAGTTGTGCTAATATTCCATCAGGGACATCGTATGGTTGGAATCGAATAATGATAGCCCCCGTGGAAGTGCCTGTGTCACTATCAACATAGTATATCCCCTGACCACCTACACCCGCTATATTGGTATTACAAGGAGTCGCACAGGAGGGACAAATAACCGCAGGTAGCAGGGAGCACCCAACTTGTTCTCTAACTATAGAACCGTCTGAATAAAAGCCATCAGGAGCACAAATGCTCAATGCGACATCCGTAAATACCGCAGTTGAACTTGATAGTGTTGGACCGTTTAAATAATATGTTCCGCTTGTAGCCATAATTTTATTTTATGTAGGACATCCACATTGATTGAATGACACATTAACTGTTCCACCAATTACGATTGGCACGGATGCAGAGCAGATTTGAACAAGGACACCGCCACTTGGCACATCTATTTGAACAGATGCAGCAGTGAAACAATCAATGTACTGAATAGTCCCACCCTGTGCAGATGTTATGTCATATAGTGAGCACAACTCAGTGCACTCTTCGCATCCGCAACAAGCATCAAATATGTCTACATCTGAATAACAGAGTTCAGTAGAAACAGGAGTTCTCAAATCCCATATCAGATACAGTTTACTATCTGTTGATATTGGCATCAAGAAATCTGCGTAGTATGTTGTCCCTGCTCCAAGTATAAGAGGCGCAGTATTTGCTGCTCCAAGCAACGCTGATATGTCAATAGGGTTATTGGCATATGCAGTATTTGTACGAAGCCATTTGAAACTGTTAAACGCAGGGTCAAAGTTGAAATCATCAAACCCTATTTTGTTTGAATACATTCTCACAGTAGAGCCATTCAATGGCACACTACCTGCACCTTGAAATCCGGTAAAAGAGTTATACCAAGAAACCAATGGGTTCGCAGTGCCTGATGAGAAGGTAATCAAATTTGAAGTGATTGGACTTACATACGGAGTATCGGTATATCCATACTCTGCGTGTATGTATTTGCCACCATCTGAATCGTTGGTGACCACTACTTCAATTATTTCAAGAGAGCTCGGTCGAGGACAAGTAACTTCAACCTGCATTGTTAGCACACCACTAACAGGAATGAGTTCGATATCAACAGTGGTAGGGCTTATTGTATTCTTTTGAATAGGAAGACCCCCTGCCCCCGTAATGACTCCTGTTCCGTAGGTCACTCCATCATAAGTTGCTTGTACTATGAATGAAGCCCCTTGAGACAGTATTGGATTCCATAATACATCGAAAGGACCAACCAATGTACCTACGTTAACGCAATATCTTACAACCGATGGAACCTCAAACGTAAATACTTGAGGTGTATTACAACCTATACACTCTTTAGAGACAGGCGCAGGTATGTCATTATTCGTCAATACATACTCTGTCATATATGGGTCGTACCCGCCAAGTTTCTGAGTGTTTAATGATTCAATAAACAAATCTCGGAACCAAGGACGCATTCCCGCTTCAGATATGACAAACAATCTTTCATCGTTGTATGCATCTCCTTTCAACTGGATAACCGCACCACGCTTCGCATCAGTAAAGAATTTGTCCTCTCCCCATTTCGCATAACTCTCAGGATGGAAACTGTTGCCAAAGTTTTCTATACGTGCAATCTGAGTTCCCAATACCTCAGGGACAGAAGTGATAGCACCTCCGGCAGCAGCATCTGACAATAAGTTCTTACCCGCTAATACATATGAAACCTTGTCCTCTTGAAGAACAAGAATATCTGTCTCACGACCATCAATCAAAGTGATTGGACCAAATGAATCCTCAAGTGGTTTAAAGTTCAGCAATCCAAGGTTGAACTCATTCAATCTGTTTACATTGCTCTCGTCATTATAAACACCACTATACGTCAGGTCGGCAAATCTGTCTGCTTCTTTATAATCTTGAGCAGCGACAGAGGTTGTTCTGTTCCCGAGGTTGAATGTTTTCCCAACAAGTGAGTCTCTAATCTTATATGATTCAGTACCATTACCAAAAGCGTAGCAGTTGAAAAACTGAGTATCAACAACACCCGCAGTTCCGGTGATAAAATTCTGATTGGTTACGTTACCAAAATGCTCACCATTTGGCCCAACCTCAAACGACAAGTTGTTCTCATAAAACACATCAGGCAAAGTGTCCTGTGGCTCCGTTTCAAAAATCAAGGTATTATCAGACCTGAATACTTCAATTTGTAATGATACCTTGGACCTCTTGTTAGTAGATGTTCCACAAGCCCTTGTACCACTTACCCATAATTGTAATTTATTATCAACTGTATCCCTATAGAACCTATAATTGTTGTTGCAATAGTCTCCAACAATCCCGGGCACTGTTGTAGATAGTGACGGGTCGTATATATTGCCAATATCACAACCTCCCGCACCAACATCCTGAGTTCCTTGTGTAATGACTAACTCCACATTATCTCCATCCCACCAATCTTTAAAATTGTTGTAGGACGCAGAAGCAATAAGCGTTTTGTCCAACGTGTAAATACGTTTTTCACAAGCGTTATTACCATCACCGGTTCCCCTTCTTTCAAACTCGAAGTTTAATCTTATCCGGCTACCCGCAGGGATATCATAATCAACATATGAACCTGTTACGGAGTCAAGCCTATTAACAAGGATAGGTATTATAGGGAAGCTCCCTGAACCACTTGCAGTATCCTCAACAGACTGAGTTATATATGATAATGGGTCTTGGGTTAAAGTAAGATTATTCGGGTTTATTTTCATATAAACCCCTGCCGGAAGCTCTAAGTTTTCACTTGGGTTCAGGGGGTTTGGTATTTCTAAAAACCCTCTTTGCTTCGCTTCTTTTTCAAGTACCGTGGTATATATACAGTTTTGAGCAGGACCTGACGTATCTGCTTTTACAATTAATCTATCACCCGTCTCCACTTTTCGGGAGTTCTCCCCTTCCAATAATATGTATACGTTATTTGTGTTCGGGTCACGAAAGAAAAGACTTGCGTACACTGTCTCATAGTTCTCCCTGTCAGCCTTGATTACAAACTTGTATCGCTTTGCCCAATATGGAGCACGTTGAGTTGTGGGGATGGTTACACGAATCTGATTCTGTCTGTCACAAAAACCACAAGGAACGTGGACAGTATTGTCCTCGCTGACTAATGCAGTTGATGCACGTAGGTATTCATCCATATAGACAATACCAATCTCGTACCCTCTGTTACTGTGTAGGCTTGGTGGAGTTGCTAACCCTGACCAAAACGCTTCACCAAAAGATATTTTGTAGTATTCATATGCACTGTAAGTAGTTGGGTTGCTTACATCCCCAACATATCTCATTGCAGGAACCTGAAACTGAATGATGTTACTTGCAGGTGTAGATACTACAAGGATAGGCTGACCCGGCAATGATATACCACTCTCAAACTTTGTTACAGGTGTACTACCCGTTAAGTTGTTTGGTAATGCACAGTTGAAAATATCAGTAAAAGTGAACCCATCACACGAGGTTGGGTTGCCCGGAGTCGGGTCATATACGGGCTTGATATTAGCAGCAGTACCAACGGCATCAAGAAATTCAGGACTTGTAGCCAATGCGTATACAGATGCATAGTCAACCGGGAGAGTAAAAGACCAATCAATCTGCGCATTCTGAGTTATCTCAGTAGGCGATGGACTGCTTCCCGACCAAAGAGCGTGAGTAACACGTATTGCAATATTCAATTGTGCCCCTGCATTCAACTCAGTAGCAACAGGGGTAAGGTCAACTGTAAATATTGCCTGTGGAATGGTTTGAGACCCATTGATAGTATACGAACCACTTGCCGTTGAATCGGTTAATTGCTCATTGTTTATCTCTTCAGAGATTAATGATGTTGTGTAGTTGAGTCGAATTGGATTGTCAAACTTATCAATCAAGTCATATCCTTCAACATAATTGCCATATACAAGACGATTACCCATTATGGTCTGAGCCTTGGCAAGTAGCGGAACATTGTCATAAAGACGTAGCAACTCAGACTCGGGGAGTATGGTGTATATCTTGCTATTTGTAAACGTGTACTGAAGCGTGGTGTTGTCAGGCAACCCCAAGTCAGCCTTGTTCAGTTTCTCAATAACTTTTATCACATTGCTACCCGCCTCTTTAAATAAAAGGTCAATGCCCTTTACAAGAGGACCCCCCGAAAAATAATCTATAATCGTGGTGTTCGTTATATTCACCATCCCCTCGTTCAGGAAACTATTTTGGCTAAAATTAAACGGGTTTGGCAGAAATGCAGGAGCAGTAAATTGAGATATCGCAGAATACTCATTATCCTCGTAACGGTATCTGTATGCGAAGCAAATAAATCTCTCTTCCAAAAAGTTTTGCTGACCACCTGTAATAAGAGGCTGAATAGTAGGAGCCTGAATTGGTGGCTTCTTAATTACTAAAATCTGCTCATCTGTAAATTGGTCAACAAACACCGAAGGAGGAGAGTATGTTCTTGATATGTTTATGAACCTTGGCTGATTATAATCATCGGTCCAAAACAATAATCCCTCTTCATTTGAATCAACAATATTTACACCTGTGATGAGGTATTGTGGATTGAGATTCAAAGTGGTATTGATATTATCACCATCGTCTATGCTTATAAGATGGTAGGTCAATACATTTGTTTCTGTATTGAAAGAAACGACTAAATCAAGTTTCCCTGTAGCACCCTGAGTAAAGGCAGGGTCGTGAACAAACCAATAGATAGTTTCATTTGCACCATCCTGAAAAGCACCAATGCACCTTGCAGCAGCACTTAATTTCTCACCTGTAGGTGGGTATACAAGAGTGGTCAATGAAAGATTGCCTTTTGCATTTTCAATAGCACCAATCTCAGAATCCTCGCTCGAACCTAATCGGCAATTGAGTGCATCAATGTATTCTCCATTAGGTATGAGGCGTTCATCAACCGCCTTGTTCATCCTACCTGCTACAAAGTTTCTTGAGATATTTGCCATATTACTTTATCCACTTATCTCTTCCCCGTAAGTTCATAAGCAAACGTCCGGGATGAATATTACTTAAACGAATCTTAGCATTACGCAGTAACGCCCCTCTCTCCTTCCTTGCACGAGCCACGATATATTCTTGAACCCCAAGTTTGTGGTTCAGAATCTCATACTCTATGTATGCATATACGTACTTCTCAAATAACTTATTTACAGAAATACGAGAGTCATCTCCGTTTTCCATACCATCAGATATGTACTCGAGGATACACAACTCACCTGACATAGAGGAATCAAAATTAATTACCCCGGCTTTTTTGTCTACGTTAAACGTAGGGTTAAAGTTGGCAGTTTCTGTTTCTAAACCAAAACGAGCCCCAATAGCATAATCAAAGTACCATATGCCATCAACCTCCCATCCCATTTGCCCGTGGTAAGGGTTGCCTTGATTCAGGTAAATATTCTTCTTCGTACCCTTGATACGCTCATAATCAATCTCTGAATACTGAGGCTTGAGAATATTCCCGTCTTGGTCAAACAGTATGTTGCAGTTGCTGTCCTGAAGGTAAGCGTCTGACGAAAGCGTTTGAATGTTCTCTGTCAATGGACGGAGATAACCGTCTTTGTACAAAGAGATACGAACCCAATTCACGTAGTCAGATGGCAACACATATCTCAGGGTATCGCACACAGACAATTCCAATACCTTAACTTCTTTGAATGCATCGTAGTTAAGTTCTTGTATCGCTCTTTTTGCGTGGAACAAAACCTTGTAACGCTCCTCATTATTAATCAAAGAATGGTTACCTGCATACATCAACATAAAATTATTGACGATATCATACAGGCTAACGTATTGATATGACCCCCAATTATCTTGGTTGTTATAGTAGTCGAACTGTGATATATAAGCCATAGTTATCTATTATTGTTGTTGCTGCTCCTCCCTCTCTTCAACTTTGGCAAATTGATAAACCTCAGTCTCACGAATAGATATTCCTGCGTATTGAAGAATCTTCTGAATGAGTCTATACTCATCCTCAAGTGGAACCTCAAAGTCCTGATAGTCAGGCTGAGATTGGTCAAACGCAGGTTCTCCGTTTAATAGTGTAACATAGGTCCATTTCGGAGGCTTAGGATACCGGATGTACTGACTCAAGATTTGACCTTGCTTCGATACAGTCTCCGGGTATATAGTCATCAATGATGCCTCCTGTGTATATGCAGGGTATGTATCTGATGGTGCAGTTAGCAATGAATTTGTCAGAAGAGTAATCTTGTTGTGGCTAACGCTCTCCACCTCGTTCACAATACTTTTGTCGTAGACCGCATAGTCTTTCGGAAACACCGTAAAGATGTTTGCAGACAAAAGAAGAATAGTCGTAGATACCACAGAAACCACAGTGGCTTGTGCCCCGGTGGAGAGGTTAGCAACAATGTCTCCAACTGCTACACCATCAGCAATGAATGTAGCCGTTGAATCCTCCAATGAGTTTAAGACAGTGTTTGTATTTTGACCCTGAGCAAGGATAACGGGATAGCATAACACCTTATTTATCATAAAGTAATCATCACCCGTTGTCGTCAATGATGGGAGAAAATATGTATTTGATACATTGTGGCTCAAGAAGTTAGTGACAGAAAATATGTCAATCATTTCCTCAACACCCTTCTTCAGGTCCGCATATCCGGTCCCTGATGTCCTCAAGTTCTCTTTATTTACAAGCGTATTGTACTCAGAAAAATATTCCTCGAAGAGTTCTAACTGAGCCTGTTGAGCATATAGGTTGAAATCTGAAGGAGAAATATACCCGTAGTTGTTCTTATTAACCACGGAAAGTACAGTATTTCTAACCGAATTAATCATCCCTTTCTGTTTTCACAAATATACATAAAAAAAAAGAGGGGGTTGCTCCCCCTCTCGTTTTAAAATATGTCGCTTATTATGCGGACTCCAAGTGGACCTCCAACATCTTCAGAGCCTCGATACCCTCGTCAGACTTCAGGAACAACGATACCAAAACATATGGGTCTTCGCCATATGGAACGGTAAGCATCTTCTTCTTGTTTGTCGGGGTATTGTACCACACCTCTTTGTTCCCGTTTCTGAATCCCAACAATCCCTTATCAAAGAAGATATGGACGTTTGATTGCAGTTTCAGCATTGGGTCCTCAAGAGCCTCAAGGAACTGCTTTGGATAGTTACGGGCATAGATAAGGATATCACGCTTCAACTCGGCAGTCGTAACCTTTGTGGTATCACGTTGGAAGAGAACACGACCAACTGTTTCAAGTTGCTCAATGCTCATCTCACGTGCAGCAATCAATGCATTAACCTCAGAGGTCAACTCCTCTACCTCCCTAACTGCGTCACGCTCATTATCAACTTCTTCAAAAAGAACATTGTTCTGAGGATGGTAGTAAAGGAACTCCTGTAGTACAGGATTGGTTTTTGGGACAAACAAAAAGCCACGCTCAAAGATGATTGGCTCGATAAGCGGGTTGCCATCTTGCTCATCCTCAAATGGGGACTTTTGGTTTACTGCGTAGCGGAGAGCCCGGTTCTGATTCTTTTCCTCATCATACCACATTAGTGGATACCTACGTGTGTTCCGGGTTGAGATTGTGTAGGACAGTGGTGCGAGTTCGTTGCGAAGACGGTAGTACCTGTCTTTCGGTGTCAATTTTACTTTTTTCATTTTAGATAAGATATGATTTGAATTTAAAAAAGGGGAGTGTCTTTGAAGACACCCCCCACTGAAAATCTACGGATTATGCTCCGTAACGGAACAGGAAGAAGTTGTTCGCTCCCAAGGTGCACACGGCACGTTCAGAGAGGAAGTTAACTTCCATTGCATCAAGGTCGCTTGTTGCAGCACCTCCGGCAGAACCTGTAATCCAAGTTTTGTACCTGCGGTCTTCAGCCTCAGACGCACGGTAACGCACGTGGAGGAAAGGACGCTTGGCATTCTTACCAAGGATTTGGTCGTACACGGTGGTAGAACCTGCGGGAACGAGCATACCTGTGACGACATTAGCAGTGGTTGCACCTGTAGTAGACAGGGTCAAACCTCCACGCATAGTCGGGTCGTTCAGGTATTTCCAATCTGACTTGTAGAAGTCGTAACCTCTGCGGAATCCACTGAAGCCAAGGTTCAAAGCCATATCGGTATCGTTGTCGAACAGACCGAAAGAAGCAGCGTTAGCAGCACCTGTTGAACTGAAACCATTCAAGGTAGCCAACATATCGTCAATGTCGAAAGAGAACTCACGGTTAACGAAAAGAACATTCTCCTCGATAGAGCCCTGTTTGTCAAGACGAGAAACGATTGTGTCGAAGTCAGCCAAGGTGGTAGGATTACCTGCACCCCATACGTTACCACGAGTGTTAACTACGTAGAATACGCCTTCAGAACCTTTGTTACCGAAGTTAGGGTTCAACGCAGCGTTAACTACACCTGAACCTGCTTCAGCAGGAACGGCTTCCAACATAGAGGTCTCAAGGTAATCTTCAAAGCGGAGACGAGTCTCGTGCTCTGACTTCAAATACCACAGGTACCCTGTAGCACCATTTTCGGTGGTTACTTCAACCCATCCAATCTGAGCCATATCAGAACCTGAAACGGCATACTTGTCTTTGATGATGATGGGAGAGTTGCTGAAGATTTCGTCTTCTGCTTCTAATGAACCTACCATTCCAACAGTACCTTTCTTAAATTCAGAACCGTAAATGAACACGGTGAATTTGTTGGCTGCTGAGGCATTAGTCATACCACCACCCTCATAGAAGGCTACATCAAAGGTGGCAGCCGAAGTGTTAACTGCGGTAACAATACCTTTGTTTTGAGTAGGACCTGCTACGTTGGGGGTAATCATAACGGTTTGACCTGCACGAACTGCGATACCTGTCACACCCAAGTCGTTGACTGTGAAGGTAGCACTGTCAGCAGCTGTCAGAACAGTGGTGGTTACATCCACGTACTTGGTGTGAAGACGACCTTGTTCTGCCCATTTGATTTGGTCAGAGTTAGAAGGCATCTCAGCACCAACCATACGAAGGAAGGATGCAACGGTGCGGTTTCCGTAACGCTCAAATTCTTTCTCATAAGTATCAGGGAGATACTGATTCAAGAAGTTGAAGTTAGTAATGTAATTGGTGGATAGGGCAACCTGCTCTGCTGAGGGTTGCAACTGATATCCGGGAGTTGATAGAACTGCCATTTTTTTATTTTGTTAAAGGGTTTTTACAATCTTTTTGCACTCTTGATTTTCAACCCACGACCTACGCCTGAGTCTACTTCTCGGATTTGCACTCCCCCCTTATTCATTGCCTCGGGTGCTTTACGCTCAGACATGTTCACATTTTTTATCTTGCGTGTCACATCCTCTGTGGCATCTGCCAAGCCCTGCTCATAAAAGAACTTAGCGAACTTATCGGGGTTCATTGCGATGGCTAACGCCTTGTGGTATCCTACTGCGTCATTCATAAGACCATTCTCATCCAAATACTTATTGATAAAGTTCATCGGACTTGATTGGACCCTCTTTAACTCAGTGGAATCCCCGGGAGCAAAAACAAGTTTACGGTCATTTAAACTGAACTCAAAACCTTTGAATCCTTGACCAAATACTTCGTCAGTTTTCTGTTGAAACCACTGACGCTTTCTTTCTTGCTCTTCGTTTAAGGTACTCGCCTGTTGAATATATTGCTTGTAAGCCTCATACTCCTCTTTCTCTGCTTCAGGAATACCAACCGTTCTTGACTCAAGGGGTTGTTTGTACTTTTCCTTCTGCTCGGTAAAGTAAGTCTTGGCTTTTACAATAGCCTTTTTCTTTGCTAATTTAGCCTTCTTGACATCTGCTTCGTCATCCAAGTCCTCATTGTACTTGAAGTCCTCCATCATAGCCTCGATATCATCTTCATCAAGACCATCCTCAGTTGCCAAGAAATACTGCTTCAGCATTTTATCCGGGTCCATAGCGTCAAAGTCTTCCTGCAACTTTAGGTAGTCTTGGATTCCACGACCCGTATCTTTTTTGTACTTCAGGAACGCTGCCACGTCTTCAGGCAAATCTTCATTGCTCTCACGTGTAGCAACCAAATCGTCAAACGACTTGATTTCCTTGTTGTACCTTTTTCCAATATATGAAAGAACGTCTTCCTCTTTGAGTTCAACAGGGTCTCCGGCAGGGGGAGTAGGGTCTTCGGCAGGG